GGGTTGGTAATTTCCTCCCCGATAATTTTCAGCAAGCTTTTATTGTCAGGGTTATCATATATTGCTCTGCTGGCGGCGTTTTGGCTCACGCTTGTCAGCCATTCTGTGCCGCCCTCCGTTGCGGCGTTTATACCTGCCTCGCGCAACACCCTGCGGAGCCTGCTTTCAATAAACTTACCGGCAGCTTCACCGCCCAAGTTTTTGAAAACCCTCGCTTCAGATATACCGCCGAAAGCGGTTTCCATCAATCCATGCAGCACAGCCGCTTTCCTTGCTTCTTCTTTAGTTGCTCCGTTTTCATACGCGTTGTGCAGCTCCTGACCTGCCGAGCCAAATCCATACCCCAAACCGGTAGCCGCTGTCCTGGCTGCGCCTGCTGCCTTTCCGGCGCCGCCAATCAGCTGCCCCGCCTGCATAAGCGGAGCCATACCAATCAGCTGCCCCGCCTGCGCCAGCAAATCAGTACCAATTGTCTTGCCGAATTTAGTCGTTGCGCTGGCTTTGTTAGCCATGTTTGCTTCTTCCAGCCAGTCCAGCCCGCCGTCAGCCATGTGCGTGCCGAATATTTCATCACCCATGCGAACCATGCCCACATATGCGCCGCCAATATTCTCACCCACAGTACGCGCGGCGTTTAGCGCCTTATTGGTTGTGGCTGTGGTGCTGGTCATTTCCGCCATAGCCTTGTGTGTATCTTTTAACTTCTGTTGCTCCGCTCCCAACTGTTTCTCACGCCATTTCTGATATTCCAACGACCGCGGATTGGCTTCTTTACCTGTCTGCGCTTCATATACTGTGCGCAAATCCTGGCTTTTCTTTGCCAGCTCTCCCTGGCTTTTGTAATAAGCGTTTTCTGCTTCCTTTTTCAATGCGTCCAGGTATTTACTGCCCTGCACACCAAGGGCGTTATCGTCTATATATTTAATGGCTGTTTTTAAATCGCCGCCGCTTGCTTTCAACACCTGTTGGAAATCTTCCTTCGCTTTCTTTTCGGCAACCATCTTGTTATTACCTATGGCATTACCTTTGCTTTCTATATTCCTGCCGGGCTCGCTCAATGTTTTCTGCCTTGCGGCTTCTTCCTTCTTTTGTTTGGCATATTTCACAAACCAATCGCCGTAATTATTTTCTGCGCCAAACTGCTCGCTGTACGCATAGAATTTTTCATCATCACCGGTTGGGTGCTTCTTTTTGTATAAATTATATTCATCATCCAGGACAGACTTTGCCACCGCCTGGCTTATTTTACCCATTGCGCCGGAGGTAGCATTTTCTTTCTGCTTTTGCAGCCTTTTGCTTGTCTCACTGATATAGTTGCTTCTGGTAGGGTTTACCACCGTTCCCTTCGCTTTATTTTCAGCTATTGTTTTCTTAGCGTCTTTCCCGGTGAACACACTTTTATATGGATTAATTTTGTTCTTTATTTCTTTTTCAATATTAATATTCTTTACGCCGCCGGTGGTCTTAACAGCAGGGGTAGTTTGCTTTGCCTGCTGCCGTTTGGCAGCCTCCTCCTGCACTTTCTTCTTTTCCTTTTCGGCTATTGGAGCAGGCTTAAATGTCTTATTGCTTTTTGGCAAATTATTAGCCTTATTGGAGTTGCCGTTTCTTCCCTGCCCCGGTCTCACAGTCTTTACTTTCTTTTTGGTCTTATTCTTCTTCCCGAACGCTTTATCAAACGCCGCCTTAATCCCTGCCATAGTCAATCACTCCCTTTATATCAATATGAGGTGCGTTTGCACCTCATATTTTACTTTCTCTTGTTGCTGTCGTATATACTCTTGTTACGCTCCGCCGTATACTGTGCCAGGTCGGCAGCCGTCAGAGTCATTCCGGCGTTTCTCGCCGCAGTAATAATCGTCTGAGGGTCGGCACCTGCGCTTATGTATCTGTCCAGCAGGTCATACTTCTTGCTGTAATCCATCTGTTCTTTGTTCAGCCTGTAATCCCGGTCGGCATTCATCTGCTCCCTGTCAGCAGCCAGCATATTCATATATGCGCTGCTCTGGTTGTTTGCCTGCTCTCGGTCAATATCCGCCAGAGTAACCGCGCCGTTGGCTCTGGTTTCCGCCATACGGTTATATATATCCTGGAGTGCGCTGGCTCTCGCTCCCTCGTTACTGTTTACCTGTCCGCTGTACCCCAGGTTAGCAGCCAGGCGTGTGCTCTCACTTGCTCCGGTCTTACCTAACCCGCTTGCCGCCAGCTGCTGCGCCATGCCTTTCTGTCCCATCATATAGTTGATATATGCCGCCTTGTTGGCGTTGTCATATGTAGCGTTGGTCGCCCCTATACCGCTTTGCAAAGTGTTTACCGCCGCGTCAATCTGTCTCTGCGCCGCCTCTCGGCTGCTCTTGTACCCATTTTTCAATATATTAGCATACCTATCATACCCGGTAGGGTTATTCAAATTACCGCTGGCATATATGCCGCCGTTTTGGCGGGCATAATCCGCCGCAATACTCTCCTGCCGCGGATCCCCGTCCTTCACATAGAATTGCAGACCGTTCTGGGTTCTCACCATATTCCCGTTGTTATAGTTATAGTCCAGGTCTTTCTGCCCGGTGCCGCTGGTGGATACCCCGCCCTGACCGGTTACACTCACCCCTGTGGGCTGTGCTCTCTGCTGGTTATACATATTGGCAAATTTATTATACCTGGCGTCCTGCGCCACAATCTTATATTTCCCGTCCACAGTGTAACTGCCGTCAGGATTCTTTGCTATCTGCCTTGCCATCTCACATCACCGCCTTATTTTACCCTTACAATAGGTACCCCATCATAAGAAATCTCAATTTTCTCATCTCTCAAATCTTGCAGCATAACAAAGTTATGCCCGCCCTTTTCAATAGCTCTCACAGTCTTTTTCTTATCGTTCAGCTTAATCTGAATATTCTTTTCCATTTCATCATCTCCCACTATCATCTGGCGGAACTTCACCCATTCCCCGGGATTCCTCACAAAGGGCTCCGGACATTTCTTTCCGGTAACATCATAGTGCCGCAGCACATGAGAAGAATCTATTCCATATTTAGCCATCAACTGTCTTGTCAATTCCGCTGCTCTTTTCACAGTTTCCGGTTTAATGTAATATCTGCCGCTGCTGTCTTTTCGGCTGCACATCTCAATACCAATAGCATTCACATTTCGGCATTCCCGGTGAACATAGCTTGTCCCACCACAATGATATGCCGTATCCCCCTCTTTCACTGCCTGCCAACTTTCCTTTTCATCCACAAAGTAATGCGCTGAAGCTTTCAAGTTTTTATTACTATGAAAATATTTGGCATTGCCCAGCGCGGTATCGCCATTGTTTGCAGTGTAGTGAATCACTATATACTTAATTTTCTGCGAACGACCGGGCTTGTAGTTCCCGGTCGCCGCCTGTAAAAAGTTTCCCATATCTACCACCTATTTTCTGCACTTGTTAGCAAACTCCACTTGCAGCTTGTGCCTTACAGCAATGGAAGGCACTGCCTTGCGCTCGTTGTGCGCTTTTGTCCAGAAAGCCTTGTTGGACTTAGGTACACCGCATTCTACGAATGTACCATGACCGTCAACAACAGTTTTGGCATTATTATCGAACACATCACACGCCACACCCAATGTAGGTTTTTTTCCGCCGCAGCCATCTATGTCCGTTCTCTTTGCAATGTTCAAAATTTGTGTTTTGTAATTCATATAATAGTTTTTCATAATATGTACCGCCTTTCTTTTTTTACTCTTCTGTATCAACTTCCGGCAATCCGGCAACACTGGTCAGCAAACTTAATACACCGGCAAGCACAGAAGCGCTCACCACCATCACCCAGTCAACCTCACTAAGAACTACCGAGGTTCCAATCATTGCCACACAAGTCTGTGCCACAGTTTTTACCGCTCTGATACCTGCTGCTTTAATCCATTGTTTCATCATTATTTTTCATCCTCCAATCTACTCATCCACTACTTCCAACTTCCTTACATCTTTCATCAGTTTTGTTACCGCGCCGTTTCCACCAAGGTTATGATACTCATTGTACATACTTTCCATAGCCTCCAGCCCATGCAAACTTATACTGCCGCGCTCACTGTACTTGTAATAACTGAATACAATCCTATCACGCAGCAACGCCTGAATTCCTTTCTCAACAGCTGCCTGCCGCTTAAATTGCTTTTTTATCACAACCCCCAGCCCTGTACAAACCAACCCAAAGAAAACCTCTACCCAATACTGCAATACCCACTGTGCCATACCCTCACCGCCTATACAATAATTTCATTGTATTCAGCCTCATTAATTAATCCAAGATTCAAAGCCTTTTCCAATGCTTGTACATCAATTCTTTTAGCAATATAAAGTAAATTCAATCTTTTAGCATAAATACCCATGTCTTACACCTCCAACATCATCAAAAGCACATTATCCAAGGCTTCTTGCGTTTTTTCCAGCTCTGTTTTCTTACCCATAACTACATTTATAGTACCATCCCGATTATCTGTAATCGCGCCTGCAACACAATACATAGATTTATCATATGTATTTGTTACGGTGTTTTCGGAATTATCTTCTGCTGTTACTGTTTCAGTCTCTATAATGCTGTACTGCGCATTATCGACAAACTTCTCATTCACATCCTCATAGCTGCTTTTAACCTTAATATCAATAACACTTCTGTCGCCTTTCTGCTTAGCAAAAGCAGAAATACACTCAAACACTGTACCGTCTGCAAATTTAATTTGTTTCATTTCTTATCCCTCCGTAATAGTTAATGTTGCCGTAGCTGTACGCTTTGTATAATTAGTATTAGTAGTTTCAGCTTTGACAGTATATGTGCCTATTTCTACAGGCTCTTGTTCGCTTTCCTCATATACTGTACTGCCTTTGCCGGTATAAGTTACTCTATAATCGTTTTGTATTTCACTTGGACTAACAGTAGGGATCAATCCATGAGGTAGTCCATCATATACAACAGTTGCCGAATAAATGATGATAGCGCTTGATGTATTGGGCATAATAGCCAAATAGCTTGGAGACACTGTGCCAATCTTATAGCCTTTTGCCAATAAATTAATGCCGGTAACCTTAATTTCATAAGTACCAACATTAATTTGAGAAGCTTCCCCTGCATAAGTTACAACATAATCTTCTGAAGTTATGGCAGGATTGTTAGGAGTTACCGTTGCTGTAATCGGCTTACCCGTATACATCGGTCTTTCATTCCTTACAGTAAAGTTTACAGTTATATAACTAATGCGTACAATAATCTTTTTCACAGCTTCGTTACCTTCGCTATCCCTAACACCAAAATAAATTGCGCCAAACATTCCTGCTTGCTCTGGAATGCCAGATAAAACACCATCCTCACTCAAAGTTAGACCTTTCGGCAAATAACCTCTTTGAATAAAAAAACTATAACCGCCAGTGCCACCTACAGCGTTAATCTGTGCATTATACTCACTTGAAAAGGTCCCTCTCGGCAATGACGAAGTAGTAATTTCCAATTCTGGTATTTCTGCAAATATCTGATGACTGACGCCATCCACCCCTGTCCACATTTCAGGAACAGAAACCACGGCGCCATCCACCCCTGCATACATATTCTTTATACGCTTTGTAACACCATTGACACCAACATACATTTTACCATCCGTCATGCAATATACACCCCCACAATTTCACCATTAGGAATGCTTGTCGGTACACCTGTAGTTAATCCTATGTTCCGAACTTTTGATGTACCGTAATTCATATCCGAATGAGCAATCAATGGACCTTCCATTGTGTCTCCGGCTTTGCTAACATTACAAGCAACAGTCTCATCAACATATTCTTTTGTAGCCACATCCAT